AGACGTGCCAACTAAGAGCCTGCCGGAGCTGTCGATGCGGGCGCGTTCGGTGGGACTGGAACCAGTCCTAAACGCAATGTGTGACGAAAGAGTAGTAAGGGGAACAAACGCGGAAGTGCTTCGGTTGTACCCCTGGAAGTATGGACCGCTATCTACCCCAGACGGGTCAACTTCCAAGCCAGCCGCACCACCGCTGGAAACAACAAACTGCTGTTGAGGCGAAGTAGAGCCAATCCCTACTCGGCCACTGGAGTCGATCCTCATGGCCTCAACGCCGCCCTCAACGAAGGCAAGGGTGTCGGCTGCGGGGCTGTAGATGCCGGTGTTGAGATCACCAGTGAATGTGATCGACGGCGTGCCAACAGCGCCAAGGGGATGATCAATCGCAAGCGCAGAGCTGACTGCAGTGGTGCTCAGGCTGAGTCGGACCGTACCGCCCGTGCTGATGGCAACCTGATCAGTGCCAGGGCTGTAGATGCCGGTATCGGTGCCGCTGTCCTTGAAGTAGATCGACGGTGCTGCGGCCGTGCCGTTCTCAACTGCCAGCGTGCTCCACTCGCCGTCAAGCTGAAACAGGGTGATCCAGCCGTTGTTGGCAGCGTTGCGCAGCTTGAGCAGGCCGGTGGTCGTGTCTGCCCACCATTGATACGCGTAGGTGGTGCTGGGTGCCGTGGCGCCGCTGTTGTTGCTGACGATGGCGGCGAGGCCGTTGTTGATGTCAGATCGGACGGCCGCACCGGTGCCGTTAGCGATGACGTAATCGTGTTGAGCCATAACAAGGCCACTTTGCTACCAGTTTAAGCGCCCTTGCCAAATCCCACCGCAGTCCATAGGAAGTTCCTGCTCACTGCAGTGCCAGCGCTGTTTCTGAAGGTCACATCAAAGCCGCTGCTGGTGACGTTGGTCACGTTGTAATAATCGCCTGTAGCCAGGTTCTGCGCCACGATGCCAATGCTGGGCAGGTAGGCATTCAGACCACCGAGCAGTGCGGTACCAGTGAAGAACGCTTTGTCGAAGGCCACTGAGTAGGTGCCAGCGCCGCTGCTGACCGCCCCGACCGACTGCTCAGTCCTGCGCTGGAAGGTGGCCTCGTACCCGAGCTGGTCGATCAGGATGTTCTGTGCTGTGTTGTTGCTGATCAGCTCTGCCTTGAACTGGAAGCCGCGTCCTAGGAAGGTGCCGTTCACGAACTCTTGCCAGGCTGACCATGTGGGCGAGCCGCTGGGATTGTCGGCTGTGCGACGCAGGTACAGCTTCGAGTTGACCTGATCGATGGTGCCCCCGTCCCATTCCGCCCAGTCGTCAACCTCTGCTGTGCGGCTGTCTACCAGATCGCTGGGGAAGAAGCCACGGGTGACGAAATAGCGCTTCAGGTCAAGGGCAAAGCTAGCGCCCAGGTCGAGAGTGTTGAGGAACTCATAGGTGCCAAGCGCTTCGATGGCGCCCAAGAAGTCCAGCGTTGCGACTGAATCAAAGTCTGGAATGCTGTCGAACAGGACATCGCCATCGAGCACCAGCGCATCGAAATCCGCGCTGTAGAAGACATCGGTCTTGCTGCCTTGGAATGGCGGGGAGTCCTGATCCTCGCGGCGGGTCTGGACCAGCAGGTTGCCGAGCGCATCCGGGAAGTCAACGATCACGCTCGCCTCGGTCGGGCTTTGGCGGCCGCCGTCATCTGCGAACTTGACCAGGATCTCACCTTCGACCAGCGGGACGATCGCCTCGGTGTTGTAGCCGGCGACTGCAGGGATCAGGTCAACGCTGTTGCTCCAGGTGGCTGTCCCGTTGGTCAGGTTGGAGTGTCGGATATGGACACGGCCAGCAACGCGAACGTCCAGGTCAACCGTGGCATCCCAGCGCAGGCGGGCGCTGTTGGCACTGATCGGTTCGATGGTCAGGTTCTGGACGTTGCCCGGTGGCTCGGTCTTGCCGATCAGGTTGAAGGTCGCTGTCGCTGGGTTGCCGACACCGCCGAGGCTGTTGATCGACTGCACCCGGACCTGCAGCGTGCCAGCGTCCAAGCCCTCGATGCGGGTGCTGGGGCTGTTGGTCTCGATCTGCGACCAGTTGTTGTTGTTCAGCCGGTAGATCACCCGGTAGGACTGCACCAGTTGCGTCGGCGGCACCCAGCTCAGCTCGAAGGCGGTGCGGACGTTCTGGCCATCGGTGTAGAGATGCTCGGTGCCAGTCAAGCCGGTGGGCGATTGCGGCAGGGCGGACAGGTTGGAGATGTCCCGCGTCTGCAGCTTGATGTCTGACTCAATCGCGGCGTAGATGCTGCTGTTGTAGGCCAGAGCCGTCACGCCGTAGATGCCGTCCTCGGCTTCGGCCACGCTGACGACACGGAACTGCTGCGTCTGCAGGCTGGTGTTCTCCATGACCCAGATGCTCTGGGCGTTGGGCGCTTCACTGAATGCGCTGGTGACTGTGACCACGCCAGCCGCCAGAGTGCTAACGGTGCGGGTCTCGACCAGGCCGGTGGGCATCAGGACGCTGATCGTGGGCGCGGTGCCCAGCGTGATGCCGGTGGCGTCGTCGAGCGTGATGGTCGTGGTTGTTGCTGCTGCGATGCGGCCGCCGCGTCTGCTGCCAGCCTTGACCGGATCGGCCACGTCGATCACCATGCCAGGCCGCAGCACGATGCCCGAGTCGATCGACACTGAGAAGGTGACGGTTTCGGTCAGGTTCTGCTCGGACAGCAGCGCCCACTTACCGGCACGGTGCGCCTGCCCTTGCGAGTAGCAGCCGACTGCCTTGATGTCTTTGTTGATGATGCCGTACTTGGCAACGGCTGACGCATCCTCGACGTATTCGTAGGCCACCTCGCCCAGGTTGTCGTAATCCTGATAAGCGACGGTTGCCGTGGTGTGCCGCGCCTTCTGCGATGAACCGCTGTAGTTGAACAGCCCATCGACCACGTTGGCTGGGGTCAGCAGATACTGCGGATCACTTGGCTTGTCCTGCAGCACCACCATGGCGCCGGCGCCGTAGTAGGCGATGCCACGGAACAGGGCGACAAACTCCTGGATGACGTTATAGACCTCGTCCCTGCTGTTGATCAGCATGTTGCAACTGAACCGTGGCTCCTGCCCGCCGCGGCCATTGCTGACTAGCGCGTTGCAGTACTGGCTGATCGCGTAAAAGTCATACCGATCCAGACTGCTGGTTGGGATGCTGGCGCCATAGCGGGTGTTGGTCAGCAGATCCCACAGACACCACGCAGGGTCATTGGTCCAGGTAGCAGCGCCGAAGGTGCCATCCCAGACGCCGCTGTAGGTAACGCGGCCGAGATAGGTGGTGGTGTCAACCGTGGCGTTGCTCGGCAGTTGCACCTTGATGCCACGCACCAGATACTTGCGAGCTGGGATGCCCTTGAACTGCCGCGAGTCAAAGCGCAGGAAGGCTAATGCGCTATTTGGGTATTTGAATTTTTCGTCAATAATTTCTGTGTAGCTGAACCAGAACGTGCGGTTCTGCCGGCGGGCGCTGGATTCATCAGCGCTGATACGCTCCAACCTGATGTCAACCGGAAAAGCACCGCTCAGGCTGATGATGTAATCGCGCTGATAGGCGTTGGTGGTCTTGCCGCTGATCGTATCTTCAAACACGGTCGTGTAGCCACCGCCGTTGTACTGCACCCTGCAGCGGATGCTGACCTCGTGGCCGATGATGTCGCCGTCATCCTCGATGATCTGCAGCGCTGGCACCTGCACCGTGATGCGGGCACGGTCCACATCCGAGTCAGTGATCTGCCGGGTGACGGATGCAGCAGCGGTGATCTCGACGTTGACGGCTTTCTCGGATTCAGTGCCGTTGGTGTCAGGGATGTAGCTCTGCGCTTGCGTGCCAGTACGGGTGACGACGCTGTAACCCGTGAAGTTGTCAATCCCGCTGCTGCTTTGAACTGGCGTCCCATCCAGATAGATGCCTTGGACGCCGTCTTCAATACCCTGAATCTCGCCTTCGCTGATCAGATCGAGAACGCTGGCAAATTGGACTGATTGCAGGCTGTCGTCAGCCTCTGATGGGACGTGGGTCGTGCCACCACCGCCGCCGCCACCCTTGCCGCCACCACCACCGCCGCCACCGCCGCCAGCACCTTGAACCAACAGCAGGTCTTCGATCATTTCAGTTGCGCCACATCAAGGCCGCTAGACAGGACAGCCGAACCAACGAAAGCGCGGCCATAAACAATCGGCACCGGCATCCCCTGCTGGCTGGTGTTGACGATGCCGCTGAAGCTGAACGACTCCAGCCGGGCTGCCTCTTTGCCGCGCTGTAGGGCTGAGATGTCGGGCTGCGGGGACAGCATCTGCGCGACGCCGCCGAGAATCAAACTGGCACCGATGCCGCCAAGGGCGACTGAGACTGCACTTGCTGTAGCGCCTGAGATAAAGCCAGCCCCAAGACCAAGGAAACCAGCACCAGCAGGACCGGCAACAATAGCCAGCGCTACCAATCCAATCCCGGCCAGAACCTGCCCGAAGCCCTGCCCTGCACCAGCCACCACAGGCGCAATGCTGAACACGTCACGCTCAGACCAGGGCAGCACAGCCACGCTCGCATCCTCTTGCGTGATGCGCTCCTTGCCGACGGTGACGCGGAAGCCCATTCCGGTCTGCTCAGAGTCGATCAGCCACTTGTCCAAGCCAGGAAAGTTCACGCACAGTGCCTTGATCGCCTGCGCGGGCGTGCCCACTTCAAACTCGAACCGGCACTGTCCGAGTCGCTTGCGAAGTGCGCCGTAGACCTTAACGACTTTCATGCCGCAAGACCAGGGCAGTGCTCTTGACATAGTAACCGCCATACACGTCGCGGCTACTCAATCGCCCCTGTACATGATGCAGGAT